GTCAAGACCTCATCTCTTTCTTCCTCCAGTCTAAAAGCCGCTTGTCTAGTCAACTTTGGCAGAGACTCCCTCAACAATAAAGGGGAAGGCTCTAAAACCATATCTTGATCTAGGAATCTGTTCGACAGCAAATTTAGCGTTGAAGGTGAATACCAACGCATATTATCTGAACTGTAATACACATTAAATGCTATCGAATCAGTAGAACCATTACTAGTCACAGGATTGACCACATAGAAAAATAAATTTCCGTTAGTCATCTGATCATAAGTGATAGTAGTAGTGCTATAAGAATAAGACCATGCGTAGTTGACTGGTTTCTTAAAAGGTATCCTAATCTTGGTATTAGACCTTCCAGACACAGCAATAGTCACATTCTTAAGCGTTTGAACTGCATCTTCGAAATCGGGAGGTAACCCAGCGGTAGCCACTGGATCCCAAGCAACCATAATGGTTGCCCTATGGAAAACAGAAGCAATAACTTCAACCTCTACAATAAGATCACCCACCCAATAATCGAAAGGGATAGTCACACCTGCTAATGGCGTGACTCCTCTCCCTCCAGCGTCTGTCATAAAAGCGCAAGGGTTTAAAGCTAAAGAAGTAATTAAGGACCCTGCACCAGCAGCGGGTGCAATAGTTCCTTGATGAACCAATCCTGGGATGGAGGCGATATGAATTAAAGACATATCATCTCCTTTGCCTCCTCCGTATAACGGAGAGATGCCCAATGAAGTGGTAGCAGAACCAGCTAAAACTTGTGATGTGCTTTTACCATCAAACTGCGTGTAATTATCGGTGAATCTATTCAAAATAGGAGCCCAATTTTCCACTTGTGGAGGTTTTGCATACCCAAAAAATGCTAGAACGTCACCTGCAGCTCCTGCTACTGTAGAGAACAAAGTAGTGAATGGAGACAAAACAGGGAATACTTTTCCAGCAACGTTGGAGATAACTGCACTACCTTTAGCAATGGCAGACAGTGTACCTCCTTCTTTCTTCTCTTCCACAAAAGCAGATGAAGTCAATGTAATACCTTCCATATCGACATCTTCCAAGTGCATATAAACGCAAATATTTGCAGAAGCTGCAACTGCAGTTCCACTAAATAATGCGTTAAATACAATCAACTCCAATCGGTAAGAACCAGTAGACGGTCCCTTGATTGAGTAAGCACCTGACAAAGTGCAGATTGGTAATTTCAGTTCATACGTATCAGATTTTGAAGGATCAATATCTAAATGAGGCACGATCTGAGAATTGACTTTACTACCTTGTTTAATAACTTTAAGAGTAGTAGAAGTTGATGTGACGTTGTAGTCGGTCAGGGGAATCGGCGTTGCTGCTAGTATCAATTTACCAGCTGCGAAAGGTTGACCTTGTACAACGACACGGAGACACAACGTCGCCCTACAGAAAGAAAAGTTAGAATACTTCTTTCCAACAGGCATTGTTGAAATAGTATTCATATAGAATCTAAATAAATCATCAGTGATATTAACACTAGTAGTAGCTGAAGTAACTTGGTTGTGATAAATTTTCACGGGATGATCCACGAATTTCTTGTATGAATCGTCACCTGCACTGACACTCGAGACTCTATAATTATTGTCATCGACCATCATCTGAGACGACTGAGCGACATCGGCGTTTTGTCCGATAGAGGCTGTAGTATTTAGTGAATTAGAATTATCATTAAAATTGGCAGAGAAGTTAACTAGATGTGGACCTCTCCTAAGCCCACACCGCGGTTGATCGACTATTCCAACGACCAGGGCCACATAATGTAGAGGTTGATCAATTTGCCTCTAACATTAGTCATACATAAGTCGAAGGGAGCCTGCTTAATTCCGTTGCTCAGGGAACGTCGCTTTTAGGGTCATCCGGAGACCGATTTCTTTAGAGCATAAAAGTTCTAAAGTTTTTATCCTTGTATTCTTCAACTAAGGCATCATAGTCCAACAAATGCACTGGACCTAGCCTATGTTCTTCATACAAAGTAGTAAGGAATTTCTGAAACAACTTGAACTTATTGCGGCCATGCAAGAAGAACTCTCTCTGAGCGCCTTCACAAACGGCATGCAATCTTTCCAACGGAGAAATTCCTAATTCCCGGTTCTCAAACATCATGCCTTTATAAATTGAATCTTCCACTATGGGAGCTACGAAACCCAACATTTCAGTAAACACAAAAGAGCGTTTTAGAAAAGTAAGTGATTCAAAAGGCAAAAAAGGAGTTATAACTCCTGATTTGTTTGCCGGAGTAACAACATATCCCATGTCTTTGTAAATGGGCTGTAAGTTCACCATGTTGAACTTACTAAACTCATCACTAACACTCGAGACATTGTCGTCACCAACTGTTGCTGTCATAACAACATCATTGAACTTCTCAAGCATAACTTCTCTTCCAAACAAACGAGAGAATGCAATTCTCATCAACAATGAGTTCACGATGGAGTTAAGTATAAGAGTAATGATAACACCTGAAGGCATTCCAGCAAACTTCAGGTAAACATCACAGTTATATCTAAACAGCTGCCATCTTAGGCACATAACAAATATGTACACGGCCCTGGCATCGGGCTCAGACATTCCAAACTTTATACTAAGAGTGTAAACTACTTTAGCAAAAGCACGAAACGCCGTACTTTTG